GAGGTTTATCAGCTGACACAGTTTACTTGGACGAGGTAAGACAACACAAAACCTTTGATGCCTACGCAGCTTTAGCGTTTACAATGAACGCAAGACCTAACCCACAATTCTGGGGCATCAGTAACGCTGGAGATCATTACAGTGTGGTGCTTAATGCGTTACGTCAACGAGCACTTGACAAAATAGAAAAAGATACAGACGAAGACATCTTGTATATGGAATGGTCAGCAAGACCTGATAGAAAACTTGCAGACATAGAAGGCTGGCAAGAAGCAAACCCTGCCCTTGGTCGAACAGTACAGGTAGAAGCAATTAAAGCCAGGCTCAGTGACCCAGCAGAAATATTTCAAACAGAAGTTTTATGCCAATGGGTTGAAACAATGAACAGTGCTTGGGAACAAGGTGCGTGGAATTCTTGTATGCAACCTAATTTAACACTTGTACCTGACAGACCTACTTGGCTTGGTGTTGAAATAAGTCCAGAACGAAACAGTTGGGCTTTAACAGGTGCACAAATGCTTAAAGATAAATCTATAGCCGTTGGTTTAATGGAATACGTAGATCAAGATAACCCAATAGATGATTTACAAATAGCAAGCCGTATAGCCGAATGGGCAAAACACTACAACGCTGAAGAAGTCATAGCAAACAGGTTCACAGGTGACTCAGTAGTAGCCAAACTAAGACAAGCAGGCATAAACGCTAACCTAATTAAAGGAGCAGACTATTTCACAGCTTGTGACCAAGTCTTAAGTGCTATGTCAGGTGGACGACTAGCTCACTCAAACCAACCAGAATTAACAAGTAGCGTAAACACTTGAAAAAACAAAACACACGACTCAGGTGCTTGGTACGTAATGAGACGCAAAGTGTCCACAGCTGCAATAAGTATGATTTTGGCAATACACAAAGCCGAACAGTACGGCACAAGGTCAGTTAACCAAGACATCGTAGTGGCTTGATGCTTGACTATTATAACAATTTGGTAAAGAATTAGAAGTTATGGGCTTCTTTCAAAATCTACTTGGTATCACACCACAAGACGACGTAAACAAAGTTGACGCAGCTGTAGCCCCATACAATTATCAAGCAATAGCTCAACCATTTGATTTCTTGGGCGTTACCTCAATTACAAGAGCACAAGCTATGCAAGTACCAGCAGTTGCAAGAGCTAGAAATATTATGTGTGCAACTATCGGATCATTACCACTAGAAGTTAGACGCGAATCAAACAATTCAAGAGTTTCGACCCCACCTTTTATTAGACAACCCGACCCACGTATGACTGGACAAGCTGTTTACACATTTTTGGCAGAGGACATTTTATTTACAGGTCAAGGTTACTTAAGAATTATGGAACTTGGCGCAGATAATAGACCTTTAAGCGCAGAATGGATTTCAGTACAAAGAGTTACAAGAGAATTAGATTTTACAGGTATTAACAGCAACCAAGGTTACAATGTCACAGGTTATAGAGTTGACGGAAAGACTGTACCTAATTATGGTTTAGGTTCTTTAATACCTTTTACAGGTTATGATGAAGGATTATTGGTTAGAGCAGGAACAACAATACTTACAGCACTTGCATTAGAAAAAGCAGTTAAAAGATTTGCAGATGAACCAACACCTAACGTTGTTTTGAAATCTAACTTGCCTATGCCTGCTGAAAGAGTTACAGCCCTATTAGATTCTTGGAAACAAGCCAGACAAACACGTGGCACAGCATTTGTTAACGACACAATTGATTTTCAAAGCATAGGATTTAGCCCAGAACAATTAACGCTAAACCAAGCACGTCAATATATGGCTTCAGAAATTGCTAGGGCTTGTAATTTACCTGAATATTACGTAGGTGGTAACGCTGCTGGCAGTATGACTTACAGTAACGTTACAGCTGAACGTAGAAGCTTAATAGATTTATCTTTACGTCCTTTAATGACAGCAATCACCCAGAGGTTAAGCGACGTGGACATAACTCCTAGAGGATCTATAGTAAAATACAATTTAGAAGAATTTTATTCACCAAGCGCACAAGAACGCGCAGACATTTATAGTAAACTTATTCCTTTAGGTGTAATGACAATAGAGGAAGCAAGAGAAAGGGAAGATTTGATAAATGGATAACTTTATTAAATTCTCAACCGACATTATCGCAGCTAATTCATCAAAACGTGAATTAACAGGCGTTATTGTTCCTTTTGGTCAAGTAGGACACACAAATATGGGTGATGTTGTATTTACAGCAGGCTCATTAAAAATCGGTGAAGGTATTAAACTTTTTACCGAGCACGATATGACTAGACCAATTGGAAAACTATCAAGATATGAAGAAGACGATAAAGGAATTATCGGAACATTCAAAATCGCAAGAACCAATGCAGGAGACGACGCATTAGCTGAAGCACAAGAAGGTTTAAGAACCGGATTTAGCGTAGGCGCAATGATTGATGATTATGTCACTAAAGGTGAACAAGTAATCGTTAACGAAGCAACTCTTAGAGAAGTTTCACACGTAACATTCCCAGCATTTGGCGAATATGCCCAAATAACCGAAGTAGCTGCAAGCGCAGATATTTCACAACCAACAGAAAGCGAGGAAACTCTCGTGTCAAACGAAGTTACCCCAGAAGTAAAAGAAGAAGTTGCAGCTGAAGTTGCAGCTCCTGTTGTTGAAGCCCAAGAACGCAATTTGCGTCCTGCAATCTTCACAGCACCACGTATTGAAATCTCTAAAGCAAAATACTTAGAGAACTCATTAAAAGCCCAATTCCTTGGCAACGAAGATGCACGCCAATACGTTTTGGCAGCAGATAACACCACCGACAACGCTGGTCTTATCCCAACACCACAAACAACTGAAGTAATTAACGGCGTATCAAACGCTGATAGAGGATTTATTGATGCCCTATCTCGTGCGACTTTGCCTGTTAGTGGTATGTCTTTTGAAATTCCAAAAATTACAGTTGCTCCAACAGTTGCTCAAACCAACGAAGAAGCAGCACCAAGCGAAACAGATCAAAACTCTGCATTCGTCACAGTATCTGTAAAGAAATTTGCTGGACAACAAACATTTTCAGTAGAATTGTTAGATCGTTCATCACCAGCATTTTTCAACGAACTTGTTCGTCAAATGGAATTCGCATACGCAAAAGCCACAGATGCTTATGCAGTATCTATTGCAAGTTCAACTGCTACAGCTTCAACAGCTAAAGCAGGAAACACAGCAGCAAATTACCTAGAATTCTTTGCTAATGCTGCAGCAGGTGTTTATGCAGGTTCCTTAGGATTTGCACGTAACCTTGTTGTATCTCCAGGACAATGGGGTGCATTAATGGGATTAAACGACGCAGGTCGCCCAATCTACGTTGCATCACAACCACAAAACGCTGCAGGTGCATTAGCTCCAACAGCTTTGACAGGAAACGTTGCAGGATTAAACCTTTACGTTTCTCGTTCACTATCTGGAACTGGCGACGGCTCTATGTACGTCATCAACCCAGACGCTTTAACTTGGTATGAAAGCCCACGTTTACAACTTTCATCTAACGTTATTGCAAATGGTCAAATTTCTGTTATGTACTACGGATACGGCGCAGTTGCTGCGAAGCTTCCTGGTGGATACACAGCTAACGACAACGCATAACTAAATAAACGTGAGAGGCTAGTCTCGCCCCTGTGGCTAGCCTCTTACCCTAGAAAGGAAATGAAATGCCAGTACTTGTAACAGCAGCTCAGTTAAGAGCTGTACTTGGTGTTTCATCATCTCTTTATAACGACGCAGCTCTTGAAGCAATCATTGACACAGCAGAAGATTCTATTGGTGATTTTTTGATTCAATGGAAAGTTAATATAGATAAACACTATTCAGAAAAAGCAACTGAAACAACTATTCACACAACAAGACCACACAAATTTTATGAAACACAAACAGTTGCCATATCAGGTGTTGAAGCACACGTAAACGGCAACAAAACAATATCTGCCATAGTTGATGATTACACTTTCAGAATTACAACAACAAGCGCACCAGTACATAAAGATTACAGATTTGTTATTCCTAATGGTATAGCGGCTGAAAATGATTTATCACAATACAACGGCGTAGCAGCAATAGAAGAAGCTGTGCTACAAATATCTGTTGACGTATTTCAATCAAGACTTTCAGTATCAGGAACTGCCCAAGCCCTAGACTTTACCCCAGCCCCATATCGTATGGGTCGCACACTTTTGTACAAAATAACAGGTTTAATTTCAAAATATATAGACTCTAATAGTCAAGTAGGTTAACCTATGGCTTTATCAGATCTTAGGAACACACTTAAAACAGCAATCACATCAAACTCAAATTATACAGCTTATGATCACGTCCCAGAAATCATAATTCCACCAGCAGCTTTAATTCTTGCCTCAGACCCATATCTTGAACCAATGGTTATAGGTAACGGCAAAAATTATTACGTAAGACTAACCTTAGAAGTGGTCAGCACTACGTACTCAAATCCAAGCGCATTAAAAAACTTGGAAGATGATATAGAAACCATTCTAGGACTTATTCCGTTAACCTTTATTGTGTTATCAATAAGTAGCCCTAGAATTAGAGCAACTAATAGTACAGATCTATTAGCTGCTGAAATCCAACTACAAACAGCCTACACAGGCTAAGAAAGGCAATAATGACAACAACAATTTTAAGTGGTCGTTCTCTAACCCTAACAATTGCTACGATCAATTATTCAAGCCAAATTTTAGATTCTGCTATTAACTTTGATACAGAACGCCTAACTTTTGACACACTTGCAGGCAAAGCCTACAAATATATTGACAGCAACGTTACTTTAGATATCACATTCTTAAATGACGCAGGTAAAACAACACCAGTAGGAAGTCTTTACAAAGCACTTTGGGACGCAACAGAATCAGCCCCAGATACAGCACTTGCTTTTGTTATGACACTTACAACAGGTGTAACTTTAACTGGAACAGTATTACCACAATACCCGGGTATTTCTGCTTCAGGTGCAGATGCACAAACTTGTACAGTATCATTACAAGTTGTAGGAATTCCAACAGAAGACCTAACAAGTTAACAACAACTAAAGAACAGGGGCATCAAAAATGCTTAAGTTACAAATATCGTGGGAATTAGAAACAGGTGAAAAGTTTGATGAGTGGACAAGACCTATCGAACTTGCTATGGCAGAAAAAGAACTATATAACAATAAATCAATTGTTAAAGTTCTTATGGAAGAAAGCACGCCAAGCAATTCATTACTTTTATTCCTTGGTCACAAAATTCAACAACGTGTCACAAAGAAGATTGAAAGTTTTGACACTTGGAAAAACAAAGTCGTCTCTATTGCAGCTTCTGATTTTGAGACAGCAAATTTTACCAAGCCCGAAGTATTGGGCGAACAGCAATAGAATTAGCAATAGCAACTGGGATAACACCCGACTATTGGCTCAATGCAGAACCCGAAATATGGGCTACAGCAATCAACGTATTGAACGAGCGCAATAATGGCTAAAGCAATTCAATTAGTTAAAGTTGATAAAGACTATCGTGGTTTGTTACGTGCGTTTGGCAAAATGGACGACGTTGCTAAAACAGATATGAAAAAGATTGCTAGTGCTTTGGCTGAACGTGGTGCTAATTATGCTAAAGGTGCAGCTAGTCGCGCACCATATAACGTGCGTCAAGCAATAGCAGTAGCAGATTCTATTAAAATATCTAGATCAGATAAAGCCCCAAGTTTTAGTGTTGGTGGTCGTGCCAAAGTTGGCTCTAGTGCTTTTAGTGCTGGATATGTGATAATGGGTAATGAGTTTGGTTCTAAGGACTATAAACAGTTCCCACGTCGCTCACCGAGCAAAGGTCGAGGTAATCGTGGTTGGTGGTTATATCCTGCTATGGCTAGATTCCAACCAACTATTGCAAAAGAATGGTTAGCAGGTTATGAACTTATTAGAAACGCTTGGACAAAGAGGATTTAATGGCTGATATTAGGACACTTAAATTAGCGTTACTTGCTGACACAAAACAATTTA